CGCGCTAGAAACACGATTCTTACGTCCGTCGCTGCTTGTAAACCTTCGGACATGGTCGGTCTTTCCACCGGACTGGCTCCGGACTGTCAACGGAACAACCGTAGGCGTACGAAATGATAACCTTTGGTTTAAGATTGCTTTGCTTGATCTCGCCGCCCCCTTTCCATCACCAGGGCACTCCATCCGACGCCGCGCAATCGCGGATTGACGTCTTCGCCAGGGTAACAGGCTCGGGGCCAACGACGGTCTGATATCGGACCAAGTTATTCTTGGATGCCATAAGACTGCACCTATATTTACGAAATGTACCAGATACGGCCCGATCGAAAACACCAACCTCTCACCTTGCCGCGGAGCTATGCCCGCAGGACGCGTCAGGTCGGTCAGCCGCAATGCAACATTGGGCACAGGCCGCGGATGCCGGCTGTCATTCAGATAAACACCATTTAAGCGATTTCCAATCGAACTGGTAGCCATCCAAGTTGCCAAAAGTAATCACGTAGGCCATTCGTTCATCGGCTGGAAGTGAAAATGCGACATCGAACGGCACCCCGTTTCTAACCAGGTAGAGGCAGTCCGTTAGCCCGGGGTGCCTGGCAAGTTTCCCACGGTCGCAGCCAGTGCTGCCTCATCGGTGCTTGTCGACGAGTCTATTATGTCTGCCACCGTGTCGATCCCTTCGTCACCCAGGCGCCCTACCAAGGCTTCAATTTGAGATTCTGTCGAAGGTCGCGGAGTTGGCACGTCATCTATCGCAGCAACGGAAGCAGCGATCATTGCCATCGAAAGCCAGGGTTGGTTCATGGCAAGGTCTGGTCCTGCGGCTTTCAGCAAGCGGAGCTTATCCAGGGCTGTCAGTTTCCGGATAGTCAGACGCCTACCCAGTGGGTCTGTGACTGATCTTTCCTCGGCCGCATCAGACAAAATTGTCGTCGTCGGGGTCATCAGACTCGCCGCCTACGTGAACTAAAGAACTCAAGCTTCTGTTTTACGCTACTATCGCCCTTCCAGGTTCCTGCACTAGCCAGTTTGAAGCTTACGTTATCAAACTGGTAAGTTGATGTCGATCCATCTGTCTCGTTGATATATTGGTACATTGTGCTTGCTGTGAATGTGCCCCCATTGTAATAGGCCTGCTCTGCTGAGGCTATAAAATCTTCTACTCCTGAATTGCCTCGCTCAAGCTCAAAGCTGCCTTCCCATCCCTTGGGAAGCTCAGTCCCCATCTGGGTCCCATCGAGTTGGCTCACACGAACTGACTGCGTGAGCTGCCGGCTTTCGAAGGCCGTAACAAATTCCAGGTCGACCCGACCGCCCGGCCCCATGACAACAAGCTGAGTGTCGCGTCCTATAGAAAATGCTGTAAAAGACATGCGCTGCCCTCGTCAGCCTAGCTGCCCAGTTGGAAGTGTCTGTACAGAGACCTGCACGGTCTGACCACCTTCAATATTCACAATAAACTTCTCGTTTATCGCCTGATACTGCACTTGGGCATCTGATTGGACATAGCCCAGACCAGTCCTGCTGGGCGGATTATTCGATGCGTCACAAATAACGCTGAACGGCAGGCTTCCGTCGGTGCTTCCCAGCATCCCCTGATCCAGCATGTTCTGCAGAAACGCCAGTTGTGCGGCTCGGATGCTCTGGAACAGATCAGAATTAATCACCTGCCCCACGAATTGACCCATGCCAGCTGCAAGTGTCGCGGCGATGTAATTTGTCAGCCTCGTGTAGTTATCTCCGTTGATGGCCGGATTTGAGGAGGTGTTGTAGCCGCCGCGCACCCCCCAGTAGCTCCCACCCGGCTGAGGGTTGCATATCACGTCGATCCCTGCACCAAGCAGAACCGCTAGCTCTGCCGCGGAGTATGACGTGTTCTGGCCTGAACCAGGGGTACCGGACATCTGGCTGCCAATCACACAATAGATCTGCTTGTTCAGGCTGGATTGTTCGGGAGATAGATTTGCCAGTCGGCCGGCGGTAAAACCCTGCGGCGAGACCAATCGAACCGTATTGTTTACCTGATCGGACCACCACAGCCAATCACCGAACATCAGCTTCGCAGAATAGCTATCGAGCCCCGCCTGCTGCATGACTGTGACCGCGTTCTGGATAGTGTCTCCCGCTGGGCCAGTGAGGATCATGTAAATCCCCTCCTGCAGCCCGAACGCTGCTTGTGTTGTCCACTGGGTGGCGTCATCCGAGTCAGCGAGCAGTGCGATCCCGCAGCCTTGGCCACACAACGCATACATTCCCGTTCGCGGCGGAGTGTCATTGCCAACCAGTTGTACCGCGGTCACACCTGATGCCCCGTCGGAGCCTGGCGAACTCGCCCCGAGCGTCGTGTTGAATGCCACTGGGTCAACTGTAGCGCCGCCAGCGTTGGCTGAGATCAGTTGTGACGGACCACGCTGCGGTCCTTGTCCCTGGTTCACAGCCGCCGCGAGCGAGAGCCAAAAGGATGCGCCAGCGCCCCCGATGTTGTCGTATACCTCCGGTTGCAACCCAGGCAGAGCCACGACCAACTGCCATGTGTTTACCGCGGAGCCTGCCAGCAGGGCTATACTCACCTGGTTGCCCAATGAACCTGTATAAAGGGCCGTGAAACTGGCAGTTGTACCAGGAACGACGACCTGCGCGGCAGTATCAGTCCCGTCTGTAATTCGAACACAACGGAAGTTCTGCGCTCCTTGTTGGACCGCGGTAGCAACCTGCGTCCCCATGTCATACTTCCGCGCGACGACAGGGCCAAAGCTTCGCGCGAAATCTGCCATGGTCGCAATAATGACCGGCTGCGCTACCGGTCCCCAAGACGATGTTCCCACAAGGCCGACGACATTCGTCGGGACTCCGTTCAAAACCAAATTCTGGGGCGGGACAATCTGAACGTAAAGGTCGGGAACCACAAGCGCGGTGGTATTGATGCTACCTTGCTGGATGATCGGCATAGCTGTCAGGCCTTTCCCCGCGTTTGCGTCGCAACACGCACGACAAAGCGCGCATGATCACTGCTCAGAACTGCCGCAATACGGGTCGGATCAGTGATGACATCGCCACGTGCAAGCCCGTTGAACGGCTTTACGACCACTAAATGAATTTCCATAAAGTCTCCATCGTTAAGCAGCAAAGGTCGCGGCATTCAATATGAGGTCGCCGAACAACATGGCAGGCTGAAGCGCTGTAAGCGTCATGGCATATTCAACATCATAGATTAGATCTCGCCGGTACAGTAATGCGTCTTGGGACTGATCAAAAACCAGGGTGCCTCGGTAACAGAGGCGCCCCTCCGTGCCGTCAGCGAGGGTGATAAACTGCAAACCAGCCAAGTACAAGTCAATGGATGATGCCGATGCGTCTCGTGTCGCCGGAGTGGGACACCAGCACGTAATGCGAAACCCTTGTTCCTGGCGGCGGAGCTCGCGAACGACCGGAGCGTCCGCGACGACTCGGGATGTGATCTGATTGGCGCCGGGAATTGTCAACGCCGCACCGGTCAAATTGACAATTTGATTGGCCTGGGCGAGCACTGCTAGCTGAGCCGCGACGGTCTCTGGCGTATCACCTCCCTGCGTACGATAGACATAGCTGGTTGCGTCGACCAGGATCCCGATCAATTGTCCCGCATTCGCGGTGCCGCCAATGGTTACTGTAACCCCTGCGACCGACGCTGTAAGTGCCGCCTGAACCGGAGGTCCCAACCAACGCTGACGGTAGCGTGTGGTAGTCCGTCCCGGCTCCGGCATCGGGAACACCGTGACGTTTATGCGCCCAGCCGCTAGATCGCTGTCCAGAGCCGCCGAGGTTGGCCATCCAGGGTATATAAGACAGTCGGGCCCCGCCACGCTCGGCGTCGAAGTCCCGTTCGGATACAACGCATTGGCTGCTAATGCTACCAAAGCGTTCTCGACGTCCGACTGGTCTGCCATCAGGTAGTCGCCTGCCTGACCGCGAGGCGCCAACCAAGGTCCGTCAGCTCAGTCGTTGCGACTGCGCCGTTGCGCCCGAGATCGTCCGACATTAGGTCGGCCGTTTTTAGTACTACCCCGGGACAGGCTGGAAGCAGCACGGTCCAAAGCGATACCGACGTATCGCCAGGGAGGTTGGCAAGTGGCCGCACCTCCCTGGTTGCTGCCAAGACGCTTGCCGGCCAGCCCGTCATAATTGGAGCGACGGTGGCGGCCGTAACGCCGCCGTAGCTGTTCACGCCCGATGCGGTCTGAGCTGCGGGACGGGTAAACGAAACCGTCCGATTGGTCCGGACACACAGTGCGGCCAGCAATTTCGGCTGAGCAGCAATGAACCAGATGGCATCATCCTGCACCAAATAGTCACCAGGTTGCGTGTAGGCCGCGTCGAATATTCCGCGCCAGAGGGCATTACCGTAGGAGTTGGGGCGATCGAACTTTCCGCCGATGCCACAGAAGCTCGCGTGGAGCCGGAGATATCGGTTCTCTGAGGCGAGAGGATACTCTGCACCGCGAGGCCGATAAGCATTTGTTATTGCCCCAGTCGATCGTGCGGCAACGTTCAATCCCCACCGTATCCGGTCTGCCAGGCGGTCAATGTTCATGTCATACCACTAAGGAAATACCGCGCCTAGTGAGAGCCGGACCTGGCGGGATACCAAGGAAACCACAGAGACGACTTCTCCAATCATCAAACAATAGCCTCCGGTCAACGGGCTCCGATCGGTTTCTGGTCCACGCCGCCGCGATGTCGGTATCGAGGTTCTCGCTGGATCGAGGAATAGCGCCCTCTAGCACAGTGAGTGTCGCAATATAGCGACGGATGATCCCTAGTTCCGACGTAGAGAGATTGTTCAGCCGAAACTCGAGAAGGCCGTATACCTGGTAAAATCGCCATGTTTGAAACCCAACCGGAGCGGCGCCGTACGCTGGATAGCCGCAGAACCGGCGGGCGTCCGTCTTTTCGGCGTCGCTCAGAGGGGTGTCACTTACGACCATCAGAGAAAGGACCCGTCGCCACGGGTAAACAGTACGCTTCCGGAGCCCCCTGTCAGAAGTGCGGCGACGTAGGAGATTAAGGGGTTGACCGACAGCACCGCTCGGGAGTTCGGTAAAACAGGCATATCGGCCGTAGACGCAACAACTGTTGCATCCGAACCAAAACGAACGTACGCTAGATAGGATGTTGTATTCGTGACTACAACCGTTTCGCCGCCGCCGCCGAGGCGAAGACTAGCCGACGTGGTCCCCGCGTTCAGTGACACTGTCCCGGTGGGTCGGAAGGCGCTGGTAGCTCCGATAGCCATGTTAACAAAGTCCTTCAGGCTTCATCCGATATGCTCCACCATGACAGCCCGCTTAAACGAAGCATTTGTCGCGGTCGGGATCGTCGTGGGGTTGGTCGTAGTATCGGACGGAGCGCAGAAACCTCCGATCCAGTACCACGACTGTGCAATAATCTGCTGCAACCGATCCAATGGTTCGCGGGTGACCATGGCAACGCCATCGACGACAGACACTATAGAGTCCTTCGGGGCAACATCCTCCGCTGCCATACCAGCAAAATCCCCCTCAATCAGTGCACCCTTTCCGCAGATGATCGGCCGCCGTACCATAAGACCAGCCAACGTCGGGTGCGGTTGGACGAAAGCCTCGGTTGTAGACACAAAGCGCAGGCCAAGAAAGTCATTTGTCGCACCCTGGCGAAAAACCTGGTTCGAGGAAGTCGCACCTTGGAATAGTTGCTTAAAGTCCGGATCAGCGAACAATTGGCGTGCAGAAATCGGGTCGAGATAACAGTTGTAAGCACCATCAATTTCTGGAACTGCATTGGTACGCAAGCTTGACACTGCGTCAAGGAGATTAGACATCTCCAGAGTGTCGGTGGCCAGAAGTTGCGAGGTATTGCCTCGCTGAGAGGGGCGAACGATCACAGAAGCATTCGCGGCAGTTACCGTGTTTCCGATAGTGCCGTCGTTAACCGACACATTACTCGAAAACGTGAGCACACCAGAAACGCCACTCGGAGCGGTTGAGACGTTTGTCGTGTCAACAGTGGCACCGACGAGCGTATATGCGTTGGCCCCCACCGTGACTGTCAGCGTATTTGAGCTGTTGACCGCCTGCTGGACGCCGTTTACAAATGCTGTCTGGAAACCGCGAATATCGTCAACAGAAACCGACGGGCCCGCGTTGGCGAGCGTTACCCGGACCCGCGTGTTCCCACCAAAGTACGCATTGAAAAGAGAATTTCGTGCGATTTCGTCTAAGCTTCTAGCTGCTTGCTCACCGTTCACATACGCGTTCTGAAGGAATTGCGAGGCGATCCCCACCCTGGATGTCACCATGTTGAGGTCGATGGTGGCAGCATAGTGGTTTATCGTGATAGTGTACTGCTCTACACCCCAACCAGCGGGCGTTAGGCCGTTGTCAAAATTCGTGTTGGTCGCCGGCGCAAGCGGTGTGGTGATTGTGGGTTTTAGCCCGGAACGAGTCTTGGTTAACGTTTCACCGATGCCTACGGCGAACGTCTCCCGATCGGCACAGTCCCTATACCCCAACTTTGACCGGAGTGCCTGCTCGAACTCACGCTCTAGGAATCCCTGCTGAATGATCGGCTGAAGTGCAGGCGGGAAGTTCTGTATCCCCATCGGTACATCCCTTGGCTATTTGAAATATGGCTATGTCGTTCAGTAGCGGTGTTTCAGCAATGCGGCACGGGCTGCGCCGTATTCGGCGGGCGTCATTTCCGTTGCATGCTTCTGCCGCAGAGGTTGTGCGGACGGCGGCGTTAGCGGACTGGAGGATGACACCAGTCCAAACAACCACGGTTTGGCCTTCCTGAGCTTGGCTATTCGTTCTGCTGCGTCTGGAACTTCCCCTTGATCATTCAGCTTGACATCCGATAGATCAAGCAGTTTCAACCCGTCCAGATCTACCATGCCTGCCCGAATGGCCTCTATCTTCATCTCCGCGCGGACCAACCGTAAATCAGACTGGTGCTGCAGTTGGTCAAGCTTACGTTCCAAAAATTCGGCCCGAACTCGCAAACCCTCGCCTTCCGACGTCTCGGACTTTGTCTCAGTATCGCTCATCAGTTTCGTCCATAGCCACAATGTTTTTCAATTCACTGGAAATGTCAGGTATACCAAACACATCGGCAATCGTAGTGACTGCCGCGTGTCTACTAACGAGGCCGGCGTTGACCAATGACACTATTGTCTGAGCGGTTTTCTGCCGGTCATCAGCCGTAGGCGGATACCATTGCGGCCACTTCAAAGATAAACGTGCTGTTGGGTCCAGGGTTGGGACGTCCTTGCCCATGACCTGGAGCTTGAATACCTGCGCCGCTCGGAGAATCATTCGGGCAAGTGCCAGCAGCGCCGTATTGCCGTAGCTGACCCGCATATTGTCGGCCAACCAAAGTAGTCCTTGGTTCATCAATTCGAGAGCGCGACCGGACTGGGCGGCCGTAAGGCGATCGGCGCTCGCGCGGTTTCCGTGAACACTCTCCAGCGCAAATTCCCGCAGCGTCCGTACGTACTCGATAACCGCACCGGAGGCCGTTCCGCCGATCTCGAGCAGTCGCGCATCGCCTTTTTCACCGACGATAAGGGCGTTTCCTGCTCCTTTGATAAGCTGGCCATCGCTTATGGTTGGTTCCTTTATAAGCAAAGTCGGATCACTGCTATACTTTAGTCCACGACCGGCCTGGCTCAATTGGTAATCTATCTCGATCTGAGCAGCTATAGCAGCTTGAAAGCTGCAAGCGCCGTCATTTGGATCGCCGGTTGAGGAAGGCCCTGGGAGATTACGGATCCAAACCACAGGGACAAATCCTAACCCATGAGGAGTGCTGCGATCGATGTCAATCTTAGCTCCCGTTTTCTCGGAAACAGCAATGGGACTGAACCACGTCTCCGATTCAATGTCCCACCTGCGTTCGAACCAGTAATCGGCCTCCGGATCCGTCAGTTCGTACCCGCTTTCTATTAGCCTATGACCACTTACCTTGTACCGTTCACTGATCATCACAAGAGAATCCGGTGCTTCTGGACTCCATACTGGCGTCAGATATCTAGTATTCAGAACCTGGAAAAACACGCGCCCTCGAAGCACACGCATGAGGATTGCGACTGAGCCGACCGATCCACAAGTTGCCGCCTCGGTCATGACTTGATTTAGCCCCGACTCTTCAAAAATATCCGATAAAGTCTCGCGAACCATGGCATTCGAGCTGTCCACGGTCGGGAAGTGCCCCTCACTGAACAGTAGCGCCACGCTATCCTCTACAACAACGCGACAGAGACCGTACCGTACGCTGGGCCGCCTCTTGCGAAGGGGAATATATTCACCACCGGCGCTGTACTCCTCATGGAAGTCGTAGGGCAAGACGTCGTAAAACGTGCCATTGAGTACCCGGTGCAGAATATCGATTGTTCGCGCACGCGGCGGATAATCGGGATCTGGCGGAACCAGGTTGCAGATCGTATCGAACATATTCGTCGCTGTGAATTATAGACTGCGATTTGGAAAGGGCATTACCGCGTCGTATGGGAGACCAGGATTGCTTGCGCTGGCTTCCCGACGTCTAAAAGCAGTGAGAAGGCCCTCGATAAGGCGTCCACTTGGTCATCTTTCTGCCCATATGGAAAGTCCCGCAATTCCTCCACAAAAGCGTGGTTCCAACTGCTTCTGATCAAGCTAAAGTTTCCCATTTCGATCTGAGACGCAACAGGCCCAGCACGCAGAAATTTTGAACCTGTCTCCCGTGATGCCTGTACATGGTAACCAGCAAGCTGTCGGGTCAGGTAGCTGACTTGGCTCTTTCCCGCCTGCCCGGGATCCTGCGGCAGGCCGATTGTGACTCTGGATCCG